TGTTACTTGCCATAATAGGAGTACCACGATAATGTCGTTCTTGTTTTTGTACTACCGGATATCCATCTGGCAATACATCAGTTGCTACATATGGTTTATAATTGCGGAATGTAAAACCACGTTGTAAGTCTACTTCTTTGCGACTGCCTAGTGTGCTACGTTTAGGACGAATAAGAACATCCTTATAGTCTAATTTCATATCTTCTTCAATTCGCATTTAACTTTAACTCCTTGTATGCGGTTTGTACTGATAATGCTTGATAATAACAATCAGCCAAGGCATTGTGTGCTTCTTGTTGAATTGCTTTACGTGGATCTTTAGACAGTAAACTAAACAATGTTCTACTATCTCTTATCTGCCAAAAATTCCATGGTATAGGTAATCCTAGTTGTTGGTATAAATTTTCTAATATAACAATATCAAAAGCAGGACCTTGAGCCCATACTACATCAACACCAACAAGAAACTTGTTGATCTCTTTGGTCATTTGATCTAAACTAATACGTCCTTCTTCTGAAAAGGCTTCTTCTTGCACACTTTGAGTTTGCTTACCCCACCATTCGATAGTGCTTTCATCTTGTGTTCTTTTTAATTTGTCTTGCTCGTCTATGTCAAGTTTTTGATAAAGACCACTGTGTGGTTCTTCATTAGTGAAAGGGTCGAATTTGATTGCGCCTAAAGTTAGTATCACACAATCTGGTTTAGTGCCTAGAGTTTCTAGGTCTATCATTGCATGTGTTGCCATTTCTATTGCCTATTAGTAGTTGTTTTTTTCATCTAACAATGCACGTTGTTGCCTACGTACTGCCTGCTTCTTAGCCTTGCGTTTCTTATCGCTAGGTTTTTCATAGTACTGCTTGTCTCGGAAGTCATTAATAATTCCGCTTTCAGCAACTTTGCGTTTAAACTTACGCATGGCTTTCATAAACTCTCGTTCACCTTCGCCACGTACTACTACACTCAGGCCCGCTTCGTTGGGGTCTCTAACTTGTGCCATTGTTCTTACCTTAATGTTTTTTGCCATTTGTCCTTTTGTTTCTATATACCAGTAACGGTGTGTCGCTATTAGTTATCGTTTCTTCTTGTATCGTTATAGTGTCCAAACCTTCTGACGCTAAATCTTCTGCATCATACTGATACTGTAACAATGCCTCTTCTATAATCTTTTTAAGTCCACGAGCACCAGTCTTAAGTTCTTGTGCCTTAGAAGCAATCGCTTCAATTGCTCCATCAGTAAACTCTAAGTTTATATTGTCTAGTCCAAACAAATACTTATATTGTTTTACTAAACTGTTCTTAGGCTCTTTAATAATACTACATAGTTGCTCTTGTGTCAACTGATTTACGTATGTAATTAAGCCAAAACGACCAATAAACTCTGGAATGAAACCGTACTTAATCAAGTCTTCTGGAAGTATCTGTGATAGATCTGCTTCTGCGTTTGGATCTTTTATATCTGCACCAAACCCCATTCCGTTTTGATTTGTACGTTCTGCTAGTAGTTTATCTAAACCAACAAATGCACCACCAACTACAAATAATATATCTTTTGTATCAATGTCTACCATTTCTGCACCTGGATGCTTACGTTTGTTTTGTCCTGCATTAACTCTAACCTTAGTACCTTCAATGATCTTTAAAAGACCTTGTTGTACACCTTCTCCACTAACATCTCTTGTAACTGAAACGTTTTGCGATTTCTTTGTAATTTTATCAATTTCGTCTACAAATACAATACCACGTTGTGCTAGTTCAATGTTTCCATCTGCTTCTGTTACTAGTCTAGTAATAATGCTTTCTACATCATCACCAACGTATCCTGCTTCTGTAAGTGTTGTAGCATCACAAATAGCAAACGGTACATTAAGAAAGTCTGCAATAGTTTGTGCAATTAATGTTTTACCCGAACCTGTTGGACCCATGACCATTACATTAGTTTTATCTAATTTAATATCATCACTTGGATTGTTTAGTTTTTTATAGTGTTGTGCTACGGCAACACTCATTGCCAACTTTGTTTGATCTTGTCCAATCACATGTTGATCAAGATATTCTTTAATCATCTTTGGATTAAGTTTAGTTGTATCAAATGTTTCTTTCTTAGGATGAATACTTTTGACTTTTTCTTTAGTTAAGATAGTTACACATAAGTCAATACATTCATTACAAATTGCACTGTCGTCACCGACAATCAATTTGGTTACTTCTTTTTTATCTTTGCCACAAAAGTGACAGTGGTGATCTTGTTGTTTATTGCTCATTGTATACCTTATCTAAAAAATTGTTAATGTCAGTTACATTATTTGTACTAATCAGACTATATATTTCTTTCATATTTTTATCTTCTGTGTAGTAGTAAACGTTGCTTTTACTTAATATGTAACTAGTATATTGTACACTAATATCAGTGGTATTGTCAAGATTAATATAGGTTTTAATTTCACCATTTACTTTGTTAAGCAACCAAGTAGGATTGCTTTCATTAGTATATGCATATAGATTTATTTCTCTATCATCTTTTTGTTTGCCTAAATAATTACTAATCTTTTCTTTTTCGTCATCTGTAGTATTAATTAGATTTAAAGAAAAGTTATTGTTATATAAGTTATCGGGCGGTGTGATCAAGTTTATTTTGTTTGGCATATTAACTCTTATCTAATAATGTTGTAATCTTATTTGCTTCAGTTTCTGTAAGGTCGTCTACTTTAATTAGTCCGTCCTTTAACCTTTCTATAAGAGATATGATATGCTTTTGACTTGCGTCTCTATACTGTTCTTCAGTAATTTCTAATTCTTTAATTTTACTTGGATCAAAACTTTGTCTTGCTTTGTTTATTTTGTTAAACACACTATTTTCATTCTGTTCTGAATTTTGTTCAAAATCTTCTGGATTCTTTTCTGCTTCTTCGTTTGCTTTCTCTACCCAACTATTCCAAGCATCTAAGTCATCAATTTTTTCAAGTTGTTCAACAACTGTTTGTTGCGATTCTTTTGATGCTTGATCTGGCCATTGTCCTTTATCTTTCATATCGTCAATAGTATCATCGACATCATTTACTGGTTCGTCAGCATAGAAAAACGGATTTACTGTTTTGGTATATTTTTTCTTTTCAGGAGTATTGTTAAAATCAAGTTCTAATTGATCTTCATCTTTTTCAAGCGACTTTTCATATTCAAACCCTTCCATGGCCATTTCATGTAAAGTTTGTTCTTTAGGCTCAGGATCTATGTCTGCCCAAAGGAGGTATTGATCAGTCTTTTTTTTAGATATTACGGACTCTTCCTTTTGTTCTTTTTCTTCTGCTTCTAAGTCCGGAGGAATGTTGGCATCAATTGCTTTAGCACGATCAAACTCATAGTTTTGTCTGTGTGCTTCGTCCCAATCTTCTTGTGTAACTGTTGGAGTGTTATCCGGATCGTTGTCCGGATCGTGCTTTGGGGGCAAACTACCTCCCGTGTTTCTCCAATGGAATGTATATTGCGATGCAATTAGCAATAGCACTGCTAGTGGATCAAATACAAATATGATTATAATAATAACCCAACGTACTGCTTCTTCTAACATGTTTTGTGTAGCATTTTCACCATAAACAAATTCTGCAATATATTTGATAGGACCTACTTCTGCTTCAAGTTTTCTGTACTCACCTTCAAGTGCATACTTCTCATCTGTTAGTGTATCTATTTCTGTGTTAGCATTTTTAATTCTTAAGTTTTGTGCATCTACTTGTGCATCAATGTCTGCTGTCTTATCAGTATCGCCTAGTTGATTACGTAAACGATTAATAAGAGCATTTGAATCTTTTATTTGTTGTTCTACAGTAGTACGTAGACGTTTAATTTCTTCTGCGGCCGCTTTTGCTTGAGGATTATTACTAGCACGTTCGATCTTATCAATAAGTTCGTTTCGTTCTTTTGATTTTTCTTCTTGCCAGTCACCAATCTTGTCAGCAGTCTTTTTACCAAAGATGCCGTCAGCACTAGCACCAATCATTTGTTGTGCTTTTTTAGTATCTCCGCTATCGATGTAACCTTGTAGGGTTTCCATCTCAGCGTCTATCTTAGCAAGTTCATTTTTGTATAGTGTTGCTTGACTATCAATAATTTTTTGTTGTTCGTCAATAGCAGGTTGTACTCTAGTATATGCTTTGTCAATACGTTCTTGTTCAGCATTAATTTGTGCTTGTATATTAGCATCACCGCCGACTGTGCTTGTTTCTAATTTTTTAATTTTTTCTTCAGCACGAATAATAATATCTTGTTGTCTTTCAATTTCACCTGCAAGACGTTCTACTTGTGCAACACTTTCTTCACCTGCACTTGTTTGTTCAATATGTGCTTTAGATAAGAATCCAAAAATACCCATGCTTGTAATAAACATAAGGATAATAACTGCGGTTGTAAGATAAGTTTTAAGCCACCATGTTGCTTGGCTCCAATACTTGTGTAACCATACTGCGGTTACTAGTTTACCTACTTCTAATGCAGTACCCATAATAACAATAGGGATCGCCGCCGCGGCAAAAATAGCCACCAGACCTGCGATGGAATAGTATATAGCCACTGCCGAAATTGTTAAGGCAGATAATAGTGTAAGTATACCGTATAACATAGTCTTGTATTTAACCTTATATTTGGTGTTAGTAAACCTGGTACTTATTTAATACGGTCTAAATGTCCAAGACTTTCCCATGTTAGTTGAACAAGCATATTCGCTCAAATTTCTAGTCTTAGTTTTATACCATACTTGACTGTTAAGTAATCTACAATACGAACCACCGTATGTATTTGTCATAACAATTTTAACACTACCTGATGTGTTGCTTTTAGCATCTTGCCAATTAATCGATTCGCCATCAGTCATGTTGTTAATAGCAAAGTAAATTGATTGTGTATGCTTACTTGCCGCCTCTGGTGGCATACGCCACACTGTGTTTTCTATAATCCTTGTAACAGATGTCGACACACTATTACCTGTGTGATTGTACTTACTGTTTACAGACATGTTGCTACTCACAGGACTATTATAATTGTGTGAAGAACATGCACCTAAAATTAATAGTATACTACTGAGCAATAACGTTCGGTACATAAGTCCAACTCCCATCTTGTAGTTGACAAGCCATTGTATAACTTGTAGTTAATTTTCCTGCAACAGGATAACTTTGTCTTGCCCATCCACACTTGCGGCCATCAAAGCCACTTTGTAGTGTCATCTTAGGATTAGGTTTGTCAGTACACTCTACTATCACTTCACTAGAACTAGTAGTACTATCTTTCAGTATCTTCGTACTTGATGTATGGCAATACTGTGATTGATCAACTACCATCTTAGGAGTGCTTGAGCATCCTGTCATAACTGCTAATCCAAATAGGATTACCAAGTACCTCATTAGTCTGTTCTCTGTGTCTTAGACTCTGCTACCAAACTATCAAATACATCTTTAGGCATTCTAAGTTTTACGAAAGTATATTGTTTACCTGCGTATACATAAGTTGCTCTATCTTCTTCGATGTGTTGTGTGATTGGTGTATCTTTTACAACATACGAAATAAATGTACTTGTTGATTTACTATCGTTTTTAAACTCAAGTTCTGTTTTTGAGTTTACATTACCGTTGATACGTTTTGCAAAATTATTCATTGCAATAGCATACATCTGCTCTTCTGCGGCTTGTTGGTAAATTGATTCACCAGCCCCACATGCATATGCATACTCTTTAGTCCACCAAAAGTATCCTTCGGTTCCTGATTGGGCACATGACGCATACCATTTAGGTTGTGCATATGTGTCTCGTTCTGCGATTGTAGTCATACTTGAACAAGCACCAAGTGTACTTGCAATTACTCCTGCAACTGCGATTTTAAATAAGCCTTTCATTATTGCCTCCTTTGTTAGCCTGTTTGTTTAGCCTATATATACATAATAACATCATTACCGGTTTTGTCAACGGTTAAGTTTACCAAAATGAACCTAACCTTGTCCTCCACCAGTTCCGACTAATTTCATCTCCATTCCTGCCTGCATTACTACTACAGTATTATTTGGAAATAAACTTTGAAATTGTTTTTGTACTTTCATTCTATCACCTGTTGCTAACGGGATTTTATGTTCTACGACAATAACATCTCCTGCTTTGGGTGATATCTTTTTTACATCTCCTAGAATTTGATATGCTAGTTTTGATGTCTTTAGTGCTGGGTCAGCCATTTAGTTTCTCCTCATTTGTGCGATCTCAGTCGCTTGTTTAGATCCGTCTGTATCATTTTCGTCCGCAAATACAGGAACAAGATTACTTTTATGCATCATAGCAATACCTACAAGTTTGCGTTTACCTGTGTATTGCATTGATTCTTTTCTAGTAGCAGGTGCAAAACTTTCCTTTGATGCAAGACTTGGAATGTTTTCTGTTTCTCTACGTACTGGGCCACTATAGTGCCAAGGTGTGTTCATCACAGTTTCTGTCTTACGTTTTGGTTTGTATTGCCCTTTACAATAAGCAATATAATCATCTAGTTGTTCAAACTGATGTGCATGTAAATGTTTACGGCGCATTTCTTTGTTATGCTGACGCCATTGCACTTCATACTTTTTAAGTTGTGCTTCTGTAACTTTTTTAGACTTACGTTTTTTTGTGTTGAGAGTAGTCAACCCTCTTTCTAGATGCATTGTCATAATAGTTATTGTAACTCCATTTATGGTAATTGTCTAGTTATAATTGTATCAAAAACTATACCTGCATATTTTGAATTCGTACTCCAAGCATCTAGTTTTTCTAACAATCTTCGGTAATCCCAATCTCCATTATCATATTGTATTTCTCTTTCTCTACGAAAGTCTTTATATGCAGAATGGTTATTAATTGTATCAATCATATCCTGTACACTAGAACATTTTGTTTTATACACCTTTACTCCAAATCTAGCATCAGGAATTTCTAATGGTTTGAGTTGTGGTGCATCTGGATCCCATGTTCTTATTCCAAATAGATTATTGCCTTCTGTTGCAAATCTACTTGTACCCCAAGCGGATTCAATCCCTGCCATGCCTATTATAATAGCACTTGGTATTCGTTGCCTTGGTGCAGTTTTAAAATTGATATAATCAATACAAGTTTTTAACGATGAAATAAATGATTCGTCATTATTGTATTCGAACGAAGGTTCATGTAAACCAAAACTGTGTGCAGTTTCGACTACATCTGCTTCAACTGTGTGAATGATCTTGTTCTTTACAATATCGTTAGGACGCCAAGTTCCGTATATATACGCTAATCCAATAATAGTGATTACTATTATGTACTTGAATAAGGTTGGTAAGAACTTTTTAAATTTATTTTTCATAAACTTTATCGTTGCTTAACAGTGATAGTTGATATACAAGTTGTCTTCGAACACTTCCCCAATAGTTTAGTTGCCATCCTGTGTTTGCTGTTTCAAGCACTGTGTCAACACTTTCTATTCGTTTCATCCAAAGTGCCATACGGTCCTCCTTGGGCATTCTCCAACAAGCCTCTTTAAACTGCATTTTAGTCTCCGTTAGTATGACCGTTTGTTAACTTTGCTAGTTCACTTGCTTCTTTTTGGAATCGTCTCGGTAACCCTGTCCAACGTGATACTTCACCGTCGTTATTGATTTTGAAACTACCTGCTACTGTGTAAATCTCATTGCCGTCTTTGTCTTCTGCAACAAATTTACGTACAACGCCGTTGATTATACCATTGCCTGTGTCTCTGCCTACTTCCCATTTATATTTGCCTGACGGTCCTTCATACACCGATTCGTTGCCCCATTCATTGCGGCAGATCGTCTTGATGTTTTCAAGTACCTCTATACTTTTAGCCATTGTGTTTTGCCTCCTTAAGCCATTAGTTTTAATAATACCAGTTTTACCAGTATTAGTATTATAATACACTGCTTCAGAGGTTTTGTCAATTGTAGATTTTACCAATTTTACCACTTTGTGTTCGTAATTGGATTTATTGTCCAGATTGGACGAAGATAGATTTGCTTTCATGCCTTTATACTCCTTTATATGCCTTTGTGCCTAAGTTGCCTTAGTGTATGTGTATTTATTATACGGGATAGTGGCCGTTAATTAAAATTTCCATACCACTATTGGAGATATCACTAAAAGATTGTGTACTGTCCGTTCCGTTAGCGTCTACTGTGACAATAGTAAAGAATGAATTACTTTCTTCAATTTGAGCATGTACTGTAACACCTCCACTAAATCCAGACACATTAAACAGCATAATTGGAAATCCTGTTTGTCCACCTTGATCAGTTAAGTCAGCACATGCAAATGGAAGACTAACTCTTATATCACCTGATGGTAATGCTTGTCCGTTTGCCGTTTGTAGTTTACCACTAATGAAACAACGGTTTCCTATTTTAGTGTAACTCATTTTTTGGAAGCCTGTAGTTGTTGTTAAACTTCCGCTTGATGATCCTGTAATTGTATAATCATGCAATCCTTCTACATATGTATCAAGTTGTGCAGTTGCTACTTTACCTGTACCGCCATCAATGATCATTGTGGAATCATCTGCAAACACGCTACCTCTTACGTCACCTTTAAGTGTTCCGTTAAGTGTACCATGTAATTGTCCTGTTAAGCCGTCAACTACTAGAGTAGAGTTATCACTAAACACACTACCAGTAAAGTTACCAATTATCGAATCGCCTGCTTTATAATATCCACTATCATTTGTAAGAACACTTATGTTATCACTTGCTTGTAGAAAACTAGTTCCGTCAATAGTAACAGTCGGAGTTGTTTGGTCTTGTGCGGCAGTTACCGTAACGCCGTTAGTACCTAAAAATTGGAAAGTACCTTGATTGGCCATATTAAAGCCTGTTGAATCATCTCCAACAATATTAAAGTTAATTGCTTGTTCGTTTGTTAAGTAACCTGCGTCATTAGTTAATCTACTAATATTACTACCGTCAGTTAAGTAGTCAACTAGTGTACCACTTTGTGCAATCCCTTTTGTATCAAATGTAATTCTATTATATGTACCTGGAGCAATTGGACTGTCAGCAAGTGAAACGTTTATTGATGTTGTACCAGTACCTGTTACATCACCAAACAGTGTAATTGTTTCATTGCCACCGTCAATAGTAATATTACCTTCTGCGTCAGTTGTAGTTGTAATGTTACCTGTACCAGCAAACTTAATTGTTTCGTCTTTGACTACTGTTCTAACTGTACTATCATCGCCTGTTACAAACAGTTGTGAAATATACCCTGCATCGTTTGCAAGTTCACTTACATTGTCACCTGTTTCTAAACCTGAGGTAATATATCCAGGATTGACAAAGTTTACTGTTACGTTTCCTTCAGCATCACTTGAAGTTGTTAAGTTTGTGCCACCAAGTATTTTAATGTTTTCACTTTGTTTAACAACACGCATTGTGGAGTCATCTGCTCCAATGCTAAACAAGTTGTTTTCAATGTTAGTAAATCTATTCGTAATAGTTGTTGCAAAATTAGCATCGTCATTAAGTGCCGCGGCTAATTCATTTAATGTATCTAATTGTTCTGGAGCACTGTCAAGTACTGCCGCTACCTTAGCGTCTATTTGTGCTTGTGTATAAGCGTCTGTGATACCATAGCCCGTAAGTGTAGTTGGTGTCCCTGTAACACTACCCCAAGTAAAGTCTTGTGCTACACCTGTAATTGTAATGTTGCCTTCAGCATCACTTGCTGTTGTAATTGCAGTTCCGCCTAAAACCTTAACATCTTCACCTGCATTGATTGTACGCATTGTACTATCATCTGCACCTATACGAAAATTATATGTTGATCCTACTTGGTCGGCTGTTACGTAACCTGCATTGTTTGTAAATTCTGTAATGTTAGCACCACTAGAAACAAAGTTGCTATCGTTAGTAAATGAACTAACTGTTGTAGGTGCTCCGCTTAAAACACTGTAAGGTATTGATCCGCTTACACCGTCAACGAGTAATGTACTATCATCTGCAAATACTGAACCTTTTAAATCTGTGTTAATTAAATTTTCTAAACTTATTGATAAAGCAAAAGCCGCCGCATCAACTTTAATTTGTCCTGTTGTTCCTAGTACTGTAAATGTATCGCCTACACCAATACTACCTGTACCTGTGTTACCTGCTGTTGCTATTGCTTGTTGGTATGTAGTTAATGTTGGACCTGTAATTGTAATATTGCCTTCAGCATCACTTGCTGTTGTAATATTTGTACCACCAAGTATTTTAAAACCTTCACCTGCATTAATGTCACGCATGGTTGAATCATCTGCACCTACATTCAATGTAAAGTTATTTGGAATATCTGCAAGTGTAACATACCCTGCATTGTTAGTCCACTGAGTAATGTTACCTGATTTGTTTACTAGTGTGTCTGATGAACTTGCAGTAATAAATCCTGTGTCGTTTGTAAGGTCTGAAACGTTAGCAGGTCCTGTAATAGTAAGTTCGCCCGAGTTAGTATCAAGTGCAGTAGTAATATTACTAGCACCTGTAAATTGAATTGTTGTATCTGTTTCGACAATGTAACTTGATGACGCTGTGTCTGCAATGGTCCATTTATATGTTCCTGCAAGACTTGGTCTATTAATTAAGTCTCCGTAATCACCTGATGTTGCTACACTTGCAAATGCTGTGTTGGAAGCACTTGTTACAAGACCTTTTGCATTTACTGTTACAGTATTAAAACTTCCAATGTCAGTGTTTACATTATCAAGAGTAAGTGTTACTGTACTTGCGTTTGCGGCAATAGCACCACCAGTGTTACCACTCATGTCTCCGTCAAACGTAATGTTTGGTCTGCCTGTTAGATCACCATATCCACCACTAGTTGCTACTGCGGCAAATCCTGCTTCTGTAATTGTTTGATTTATCCAAGCACCTGTACCCGTGTCGTATTGTAATAATTCATTGTCAGCAATACTTGTAATATTAACATTTTGAAGTGTACCTAAATCGTCTCCACTTACATCAGTTATAAAAGCCGATGTTGCATTGTTGTATTGTGATAGGTCAGTGTTAGCACTAATTGTAATATCACCTTCAGCATTTGAAGCAGTACTAATTACTCCACCGTCACCTAGTATACCTAAGTTCTCACCACCTTGTACAATTCTAACTGTACTATCATCTGCACGTAATTCAACTCTACCAATAGCACTTGCAACAATATCTTCTGCACTTTGTAGGCTCATTGTTACAGCATCTGAATTAGGATCAACAGTAAAGTTAACACCTGGTCCACCGATTACTGTAAGTGTATCGTTATCTGCGTCTGCAACAACTTGTCCTACACTAGATCCGGCTTTTTGAAACGCCATTATGCGGAATGAATCGATTACTTTTACTGACATATTTTATGGTTCTCCTTACTGTATTTACCGTTGATAAAAGAATAGGAGCATTGTTTCCAACACTCCTATCTTTTAAATATACTTATTTTATATGTAAGTCGCCTACGGCGTGGATAGAGTCCGTTCTATACTGTGTTCTTTTGTTATAGTTAAAGGTGCTTTTGTATATACAGTATTTATATTTCTCTTTATAGTACGCAACTTTTCTGTTGCCAGGTAAGTTGCCAACCCCTACGTGCCTAAACTAGGCCGCTAATGCCATTTCTGGCGCATAATTGTCATTTGCAATTATAAGTTTTCTTCGCGATAACCGTGCTTAGATCCGGATAACTCCACTAACTCTATTAACTACCAGTCGATCCTATTTCGACCCCATCATAAAGACATTGAACCTACAGGCTTACAGATGTATTCAACTGTATCCCAAGATCCATCACTTGGTACTTCTACGTATTCTACAAGCATAGTTTCACACTGTGCTTTAGTTTCAAACCATTGTACATCTTGTTCTAAGCAGGTCGAGCCTGAACAAACTGTTAATAGTATATGCCAAATAATTTCCATTTTTCAATGTCCTTATGGTGGAGTCGCCCGGTACCGCCCCGGGGTCCTGAATAGCGTTTGAATTGCTTCAACGTTACGTATATAGTTATACTATCTTTTAACCAAAAAGTCAACCTTTTTCTTCAGAATCTATTAGTTTGTATCTATTACGTAATAACTAATGCTCAAGAAAATACTCAATATTAACAATGGAGAGTTATGACAGATGATAGATCAGTTGACGCAACTTTTGAAAATGAACAAAGTACAGTAACAATTCCTTTAAAGGAATACGACAGACTTCGTGAACGACAAAAATACATTACAGACAAAGATATGATATCTGTAGTAGATAAAATTGAAGAACTAGTTAGAGCCTTACGAAAACATATTGTAAGAACGGAGATAGAATAATGGCCAAAATGAGAACATATACTTTCTACGACGGAGACAATGTAGAAACTAAAGAAGAAATGAGTTACCGGAAAGCAGTACGATCTTTTCAAGGTAATACAAAAAGTAAATCAGTTAGAGTAGAATGGACAGCCAAAAAAGGCGGAACATACGAAATGATACAGTCATTACCATTAGGTAGAAAAATAAGACAAGCGGCAATGCTAGAAAAGAAAAGAGCGGCCTTAAAAGCAAAGTTAGGAAAGTAATATGAAAATACATAAGTCATACGAAGGACATGTTTCACAACCTAAGAAAACAAGTCAAGCAGGTACCAAAGCACGTTGCAAATTTTCATCTATGAACAAATCTAAAAAACGTAGTCACAAGTTTTATAGAGGACAAGGAAAATAATGGCTGGAATAAAAGCACGTGGAGTTATTACTAACCACTTAAAAAGATATCACAAAGAAAGAGAAATTATACCTTGTAAGTATATTGCTGATGGCAAAGGTAAAGGTATAATGGTTGCTCAATATAAAGATACTAGAGATTTAGTAGTTGATGATAAAGATGTTCCTATTGCTTGGGGCAGAGCCTAACCGCCTGGAACAAACTCTTTTGGACTATACCACACTTTTTGATGATGTATACGTCCTAACAATTCTTGTATCTCTGTCATTTCTAAATGTAGTTGCGTAGATACATCGCCTTGTGCAATAGCCAATCCTCTACGGCCAGCCTTTGCTCTTAGTGCTGATTCGATAATTTCTATGTCTCGAATTGTTAATTCAAAGTTCTTATTTGGTTTCATAGTCACCTAGCCTCCTGCAAAACAATTAGCACTACCGGCGGCAACTGATGTACATCCGCTAATGCCGTCACCAATTCTTCCGCAACCTAGTCCGTTTACAAATACAGTAGTTGAACCTGTTGCTATTGGAGCGGCATGACTTGGACATGGAACGCCTGGTAATAGATGTCCTGTGTTATTATCACCTTGTCTACTGACACCAATACCGTTTGCAAATACAGTTCCAGACCCACCTGCTCTAGTCATTCCAGAACAATGAGTAACATCTGCATCGCCTATTCTAGTTATTGCTGGCATTACGTTCTATCTCCATAAGTTGTTGTAACCTTGCTGGCCACAATTCTATTTCTCTATGTTGTTCTTCTGTATGTGGAGGTTCAGGACAATCTGGAAGGAATTTAATAACGTGATCAAATCTTTCAGGAATATCGTCCCAAGAATTAACTGTTACCTGTTTACCATCTATTAGAAAAACAAACTCGTGCATACGAGTATTTATTTTACTTTACTTTTAGATTTGGCGGTGCAGTTACTATATTTGATGTTTGTTGTTGATAGAGATCTGCAAACTGTTTAATAGTTTTAGTAAGAACCATTATACTTTCTTTTTTAAACAAATAGCCTTTGTCTGGATCACCTGTAAATAAGAACTGTTGTAATCCTAACCCTTGTCCGTTCATTACAAGTGTAAGAGGAGTTTTAATCTTAAAACCCTTTTCATTTTCTTCTGTAAGTTTACCTACAATCTCTTCGCCAGAGTTAAGTTTAAAAGTAACAGTATCTCCAACTTTATATGGTGCTTCGATTAACATTATATTGTGTGTCCTGTTCCGTTATAACCTGTGTCATCAATGTAGTTTACAAGTTGATCATACCCACCAATATTTTTTCCATTGATTTTAATTTGTGGTACAGTTCTTGCAGTTGGAAACCATTCCATTAATTCTTCTCTAGTGTAGTCAGTTCCTAAAGATTTGTATGTGTGTTCAAGTTGTCTTGTCTTACACAGATTTACTGCTTTAACACAATACGGGCAACTTGGCTTTCCGAATATTTCGATCATAGTTTGAAGTCCTTAAATGTATCTTTGTTAATGTCTTGTTTAACACCGCCAACGATATAACTTTCAACTTCTGTTTCTTGTGGGGCAACTTGTAGTCCTGCACTTGACAACCAATGTTGTGTCCACGGTAGCGGATTAGTATTAAGCGGACGATCGTAAATCATATCAAGTCCTAGTGCTTTCAATCTCTTGTTAGCAATAAACTCAACATAAGCATGAAGAAGATTAGCATTAAGTCCAATCATACTTCCGTCTTTGAATAAGTAGTCCGCCCAATTCTTTTCTTCTGCAACACATTCACGCCATAGGTCATAAACTTCATCTTTAAGTTCTACTGCGATTTTAGCCATGTCTGGATCATCGTCACCTTTGGCCCAATGTTTGAGAATGTGTGTACTTAGGTTAAGGTGTGTTGCTTCATCTCTTGCAATAAGACTAATAATCTTAGCACTACCTTCCATCATTTTTAATTCACCAAATGCAAACGTACATGCAAATGAAACATAAAAACGTAAACCTTCTAAAATGTTTACAGTCATCATTGCTTTGTATAATGCTTTCTTAACATCATACAAAGTACCTTTGCCTTTATTAAAGTAATTGTTTGCAATGTCATTGAACTCGTCATAGTATTTTGTAACACTTTCAGCACGTTCAAGAATCTTTTCATCATCAAGGATAGTATCAAATACTTCACCCGGATTAGCATATACATTTTTTACAATATGTGTATATGAACGTGAGTGGAGTGTTTCAAAAAAGTCCCAAGCAATAATACAACCTTCTAGTTCTGGATTTGAACAGTAAGGTAAAAAACTTAGACATGGTCCACGTCCTTGTACACTATCTAATAGTGTTTGATATTTTAAGTTACTTGTAAAAATATGTTTTTGTTCATCACGAAGTTGTTGATAGTCACCTCTATCTTTTTGTAGACTAACTTCCTCTGGTCTCCAAAAGTAACCAAGCATTGTTTGGTTAAGTTTATCATACTCAGGATATTTGAATACATCATACCTTTGTGTGTTTTGATCTGCTCCAAAGAACATATGCTCTTTTGTAAAGTCAACCTTCTCTCGGTTAAAAACTGTCTTTGTCATCGCTTTAGTATTACCCTTCTTCCTCGTCATAAATCCTTAAATGGCACACGCATCACACATTTCATCATCTTGATCAACTGTCTGCGTATTACCGTTCTGGCCATTTGTATGACCGTTTGTACCATTAATTATAGCACCATTTGTTTTATTGTCAACCTCTGCTTGTTTCAAATCCTCAGCATCATCTTCAGCACCTTTAAAGTCATAAGTGTTTTGATAATAACTTGTTTTCCAACCCATCTTATAAGTTGTCAACATGTCCTTCATCATAACGCTCATAGGTACTTCGTTGTTTTCATACTGTAACGGATTGTATGACCAGTTACCACTAATGGCTTGATCAAAAAACTTCTGCATTACAGCGACGATATTTATGTAACCTTCGTTACCTTTCATGTCCCATAATAGAGTATAAAAGTTCTTTAGTTGACTATACTGTGGTACAATCTGCTTAAGAGGCCCTTTTTTACTTTTCTTAACGGACAAGTATCCGCGTGGTGGCTCAATTCCATTTGTTGCGTTCGACACAACGGAACTGCTCTCCGATGGCATTTGTGCGGACAATGTTGAGTGCCGTAACCCGTGTTTACTAATATCTGATCGTAAAGTCTTCCAATCATGATTAAGTTTCTTTCCAACAATATCGTTAACTTCTTCTTTGTAAGTATCAATTGGCATAATGCCGTCTGAGTATTTAGTGCGGTCAAAGTATTCACATGCTCCGCGTTCTTCTGCTAGTTTGTTTGATGCTTTTAACAAGTAGTATTGAAAACTTTCAGTTAAGTCGTGTACAAGTTTCCATGCTTCTTTATCGGCATAATTGACTTTGTGTTTTGCTAGGTAATGTGCTAGGCCGATGTAACCAATACCTAATGAGCGTCGAGCCTTTGTGCTTATTTCAGCGGCTTTTACAGGATATCCTTGATAGTCAATAATTTCCTCTAATGCTCGAACGGACAAATCACACAGTTCTTCAAGTTCTGAACTTTCTTTGTTTAATGTTAATGCACCTATATTAATAGCACTAAGAATACACAATGCAATTTCACCGTTAGCATCATCAATATGCTGAATAGGTTTAGTAGGTAATGTAATTTCTTGACATAAGTTACTCATGTAAATAGGATCTTTAAATGAACTGTGTGTATTACAGTGATCTACATTCATAATATAGATACGTCCTGTTTCTGCACGTTCTTTTAGTACTGATGAAAATAATTCATGTGCATCTATTTTCTTTTTACGAATAGATGTTTTACGTTCATACATTTCGTATAGTTCTTTAAACTTATCATTGTCGCCTGAATAAAATGCTTCATATAATCCTGGCACATCGTGTGGCGAGAAAAGAGTTATGTCTCCACCGGACAATAACCTTTCATACATTAATTTGTTAAGTTGAATAGAATAATCTAACTTACGTACTCTATTATCATCTGTACCTTTATTATTTTTTAGTACAAGGATGTCTTCAATTTCATAATGCCAAAGTGGGAAGTGTGTAGTAGCACTACCACCACGTACACCATTTTGTGTACAACTTCTTACTGTTGCTTCATATACTTTTAGAAAAGGAACAACACCTGTGTGTGCTACTTCGCCGCCTCTGATCTTCGAGTTAATCGCTCGTACACGACCTGCGTTAATGCCAATACCCGCTCGCTGAGCGATATAATAACCAATAGCGGAATTGCTACTAAAAATACTAGGCAAAGTATCGTCAACATCAACCAGTACACAACTAGCAAACTGCCTAATTGGAGTACGGACTCCGGCCATGACCGGTGTAGGAATGTTAATTTTGAATAAGGATGTTGCGTCATAATATTTCTTCACGTATGATAAACGTGTCTCCTGTGGATATTCAGCAAACAATGTTGCCGCAATCATCATATACATAAACTGCGGAGTTTCATAAATTGCTCCACTGCTTCTGTCCTGACAAAGATACTTATCAACAACTTGTCTTAGTCCTGCGTATGTGAATTCTTCATTACGATCATGTTTAATGAATGTGTTTAGTTTCTTAAGTTCTGTTTCAGTATATTTTTCACGTATATTAGAGTCATATACTCCACGCTCAATGTTAGCATCTATAACTTGAGAAAGAGTCATATGTTCATAAGTTCCGTAAACTTGTTTATGAAGTCCGTATAATAACAATCTTGCCGCGGCATATTGATAGTTAGGTGATTCAAGTGATATTAAATCATTTGCACTTCGAATTAAAATGTTTTGGATTTCGTCAGTAGTCATTCCGTCGTAAAATTGTAAATCCGCATTCATTTCAATTTGTGATGCTGATACACCTGTAAGTCCTTCACAGGCTTCTTCTACAACAAAATGAATTTTATCTAAGTCTAACTTTACTTTATTTCCGTCTCTTTTGGTTATAAATGGTTCTTTAGATGCGTTCATTATGTCCTCTTTTCTATACGTTCTTTTATCATGTGTGCAGTCCAGTATTTAATACAAAAACTACAATTCAATTGTTTCCTGGCAAACCATGCTATCTGATAGTTCACTACTTATACAAATATTATTGTTTTCATAGTCAATAATATTGTCACAAACTTTAACTAGATTATAGTATCTTTTTGTCGTATGGTCTATATATATTTTTATCAAAACAGACGTTTTGGTAAACCTTGTAGTTAACTTCAGGGTATGTCCTATCATAAGGGGTATACCGACGGGACAATACCGGTTTTCTTTAATTAACTCCCAAGGCGTTGGCCACTGTTGAGAATTAAAAGGATTAAGATATTTGTCAGTAACAGGTGCAGTCTTCCAGAAGTCTAAAGATGCCTTATAAGGATCAACACACTCTTCGAGTGTATCTCTGAAAGTTCTCCATTGTGTTATACGTTCGTCAGTATTTGTATCTAAGAACATCTATGCAAAGTAACTGATAGTATAACTTAGGGTTCCTATGCCATTACCGATTGGGTTTCTATACTTAACTAATAAAGTTTCACTACCTGATGTACTGTCCATGTCATCAAGTACTGCTGTCCATTCGATGGCACCATCGCTTGTGCCTGTGTGACTGTAGTTGTCTGTTATGTTTATACTACTGTCATTTCTAATTGTAAGTGTTAACTTACCTTGTCTAGTTGTATCACTAGATGTTCCGTCTTTTACAACAAGATAATCAATATATGCAATCTTATCTTTGGTAAAAGGTAATTTAATAATTTGTGTAGGTGCATCTACTTCTGATAGTGTTTCAGTTTTCAAACGTGATTTAGTATAATGTAATCCATCAACTGTTGGTTTAAATGGAACTGCACTTAATGAAGTTTGATTTACAAATGCATCTCTTTCAAAGAAGTCTCCAACACTTGCACATAGTTCACTGTCAAATTTAATTACACTTGTTTGTGGTGAGTTTTGTCCGTTGCCGTTGTTAGCAACATCAATAAAAATGTTTGAAGATGATGTGTGTCCATATGGAGTTGTGTTGTTTGGTGCATGTACTGCAATACCAAAGTCATCAATCTTATCAAATTTACAATTAGTAATTAAGTAATGTCTTGGACCTTGTGCTTGAGAGCCTGATCCTGAACTTGTTCTACCTAGGTCAATACCAACATGACCAAATGTAAACAAACTATCTTTAATTGTAATTGTTTGTGTGTCGTATATACTGTAAACACCAATACTTAATTGTGTAAACTGACAGTTACTAATTGTAACGTTTTCAGAAGTAAGTGCACCTAAGCCTCTTACTTCAATACCAGACTGTGCCGCATCTAATCCTTGTAGTGCATTCCATGTACCTGTAAATTTAACATTATCAATAATACTTTCTGTTGTATTATCTAAGTAAAGTAATGGAGCATCTGCTGTTACTGTTGCATCAACTGTTAATGTCATACCTTGTATCATAATATTTTGTGGACGGCTAATGTTTTGCATTGAAGCAAACTCTACATAACTTCCTGGAGTACTATTTCCGCCTACTGTTTGAAAAACAGGTTTTGCAGTTTGTGATAATTCATTTGTATCAACATGCATTGTGATAATAGTTTTGTCAGGTCCGTCACCTATAATATTTGCATAAGGTGGAATATGAATTGTGTTTGTAATTTTATATGAGCCTGCCTCAAATTTTAATGCTCTTCTTGAATTTGCATTAAACTTGTCGCTACTGTTTAAAAAGATTTGATCGACTGCTCTTTGTAATGCTTCAGTATCATCTGAAACACCATCACCAACTACACCAAAACTTTTAATACTTACGATATCATCTAAACGTGTTTGAATATTTCTTTTAATTGGATTGTTAGAAAACTCGCCTGTTTGTACAGTTGCGTCTGTGTTTCCTTGGAATTCATATTGATCAAGTAATTGAAAGATGTTTGTTTTTTCTGTTAGGATTTCAGTATTTCCAACAGCCGGGGCACCTTCAGTTACACTGCCATTACCAATATATAATTTTTGTGTATCTACTGCCCAGCCTAGTTCTGCACTGGCAAGTTGTGGTAAACCTGTTATAGTTTCCTTACCACGTCTATGTTGAATCTTTGAAATTTGTACGACTGCCACTGTGTTCTCCTAATTTATATGTGTATTTACCAATTAGAAGTGATGATTGGCATAGTAATCTTCAACTCGCTTTAACCATTCGTTAGACCAGTGTTCAAACTCGTCTGCTACTAGGTCAAATTGCTGGTATTCTAATGCTCTGCTACACATAAACACATGTCCTTCACGTATATCAGTGCCGTATACTGCATTGTGTGCCATAGCATATGCCGCCATCTGCAAATAGTAATCCTCTACCCACTCTTTTTTCTTAGGCTTGTTAGTTTGTTTAAAGTCCATAATACAAGGAGTTCCTTTGTACTGTCCTACAACATCACAAGTACCTGAATACATCTGTGGATAGTATAATGCTTGTTCAATACCCCATACTTCGTCTACATCTACTAGAGCAGATTCAATAATTACATCAGCCATTTTGTTTGCTTGAACATGCACTAGGTTGTTACCTGGTTTACGTTCTTCACCTATAAGAAAACGTTCTAAATTATTGTGCATTGCTGTACCAACACCTGCGGCTTCGGTTACAATTTGCTGTGCTTGTTTTTCGCCCACTCGCTTTTTCCATGCGATTAAATGCGTCATATCCTTCGTTTTACCTAGGATCGTTGTGACACTTGGTGTTTTACTACCATCGGGTGCTTCGTAAAGTCTTTTACCTTGTAAGTTTATTTGTTTAACTGTGTGATACTTGTAACGTTCCACATAAGTTGGTGGGGTATGTTTTTCCATTAATAAAAAATCCTGTAGTTGTAGTATTAATTATAACTTCTAAGGAGGGTGAATGTCAAGTTATGAGCGTCTGTTTGTTGCTCGTTTTGCCATTTTTTCTATATTATTGGTTGGACTAGAGTCAACATCATCAACTGTACCATCTGCGTCACGTTGCATTTGAGTGTTAAGTGTAACGCCATCTTGGTCGAAGTTCTTTATAACTGCTTTGACTTCATCTGATGTATCATACAAGTCTTTGAAGATCCCATAATCAAAACTACCATGGCCACTTGCTTTCATAAGCGACCCTATTGCTTGATAGGATAGTTCAGCAGTATTGTTTGTTTGGTTAGCACGTTGAATTTGATTGCGGAAAAGCAATACTATATCTTGTTCTAAATCACTACCTGAAAATTCAAATAGTCTCATGTGCGACTCCTTATTGAGCCAACTTGTTCATTATACGAGTTGATTCTGCTACTGATCTTTTCTTAGGTGTGTATGACTCTGGTGTATCGTTTTCTTCATCACTACCATTATATTCGTCAAAGAATTCTGCGTCACCATGCTTTGCAATAAACTCTTTTCTAGTCATGCTTTCAGCATCGTCTTCCATTGATCTTTTAACTGCACCTTCGCCAATTGATTCACGCTTTTCTCTGCCAGCAGTTTCTTCTCCACCACTTGCGGCATCACTTGCACTAAACTCATCTGATGGATCAATAGGATCAACTGCATCAACTGGTCCGTCTGCATCTACATCCATTGCAGGATCTAGTTCTTCTTCGCCTTCTGGATCAGCGCCAATAGTATCTGTTGGTGCTTGTTCGCCTGTAACAATTTGTACACCTGCTGTAAGTGCTTCACGTGATGTAGTTAATACTTCTTGTGTTGCTTCTAATGCAGGTTTAACTGTTGCAACAAATGCTTCTGATTGTTCTAGTCCTAGTTCATCTCTTATTGAGTCTGCTAGTTCTAACATTCCTTCTGCACCCATTTCAGCAACATCTTCTAAGAATGCTGTAAATCTATCTACCATGTCTTTAGCGGCCATTGTTAATTCTGCTTGTTCTTCAGCACCTTCTTTAACAATTTTACTTTCGCCTACTGCTTCAGCACTTGGCATTCCTTTTTTCATTGCTTTTAATCTTTGTACACCTTGCATACTTAAGAAAGGTTGCATCATTGATGTCATAGCATCTCTAAAGCCATCAATTTGTTGTTTGTTTAACGGCTTACCTTGCATGATCTTTTCAATTGCCATTCTAGCCAAGTTTGCTTTACTTGGATCGTCCATTACAACTCTTAATGCTGTAAGTACTTTAGAATCTTGTTTTGTATTGTTATCCATGTTAGGGTCAACGTCAGTACCTGCACCTGGATCATCATCAACATCATCGTTTGGGTTTGCTTCTGCAAAGTCACGTGCTACATCTTCATCTGTTTCATCAACATTCATAATGTCTTCGCCTAGATCGTACTCATCAACACTTTCAAGGGGATTGTCAAGATATTGATTAATTGCACTTTCTACAATTTTGCTGATCAGCAATGTTTTTTGATATTCATCACTTTTTAGTGATTCGTTAAACTTATGCTTAACTTCGAATTCTTTTAATTTATTTTGAATCTTTGTACTATAAGATTCTAGTTGTGCTTGGCTATATTTGGCAAGATCAACTGTAATACCATGTTTGCTACGCAAGTCTTTCTGTAAAGACTCTACTGTAACTTTGTTCATAAAATCTGACGTTTTCATCGTGTGTAATCCCCTAACGTTATTATAGTGTTATTTAGTGTCAAACAGCAAAGTTTCGGCCTCATCTAGAAGCAATCCTATTCTGTGCTTGTATTTCTCATATTTAGGCAAATATTCGTCTAACCTAGCGTGATACATATCTACTTTAAAATAGTCTTCTGATTGTTCAGCAACCTTTAATCCATGCTTTAAAAAGCGTATTTCATTATAATAGTGCAAAAATTTGTGATCTGTATCTAAATGTTCCTGTTCATCAAACTCTGTATCCATACCCAAATATATTGATATTGCTACTGCTATCTTATGATTAGCAATACCTTTGTAGTATGCTATCTTTGGATTATGTAGATTTAGTATATTGAACCAGCCGTGTCTATCTTTCTTTATATAACAATGTTTGAATTTGATTCCACCATTATGCGAAACAGGCAATACAAATCCGTTTTGTTTCAAACGAATCTTTACTGACTGTGCAGTGGCCTGAAAGGCAGATACTAATTTTTTAACTTCTGGTTTCATGTCTTTAAATTATAACGTAAAAACTACTGTAATGCAAGATCTTTTTTATTATACTTTACCGTTTTAGGCAAGCCTTTTGCTTGTTTGGAAGGTTGCAGTTCAATTTCACTGCCGGTTACATTCTTTACTTTCATTTTGGCATTAAATGTTTTACTTGGACTTTTTGGATCTGCAACAGGCATTGTAAATTCTTGCCCTCTTGCTAGTTTAGTTTGTTGTGTACCTTGCGTACCCTGTGTTCCAATAGTACCCTGTCCACCGCCTTGTTGTGAAAGTTTTTGTGCTGTGTTCGTTTTTAAACTTTGTTGGTTGTTGCTTTGTTTTTTAGCACTACCACGTTCTTGTGAAGCAAGATCAGTTCCTAGGTTATTTACTGCTTTACCTATCTTCCTAATAGTGCTGTTATTGTTTGTACCTGACCCTGGTCCTGTTTTTGGTACTGGTGCCATGTTTTGTGCTGTTCTTTTAATTGTTCTACCTGCGCCACGTGCTAATGCTCCTGCGCCACGTGCTAATGCTCCTGCACCTCTTACTAATGCTCCGCCTGCAACTCTTGCGGCTGTTGCACCTACTCCAGCAAGTGCGGCTAATGGAACCAACTCATTAAGTTGTTCTTCAGTCAACTCGTGATCAAGTATAACTTCTTTGAACTTACTATGCTTTGGGTCAATCTCGTCAATACGCATTAACGTTTCCTTTTTTGTACTTTTGCTCTCTTAGGTGCTTTCGCTTTATTCTTACTTAATACTGCTCTACTTACTCCAGAACCTCGTTTGGTAAACATTGATTTCTTTGCCGCCATAGAAGGTGCTTTGGATCTAGTAACAGTCATTGTCTTTTTCTTTTGTGCATCGATTGGTGCATGACATGTAGACATCTTTGCAACAATACGTCCTTTACGTGGACCACTTACACATCTAAACTTACGTGAAATTTGACCTTTGTGTGAGCCACCTGGCTTACCACCTCGACCAAAGATAAACTTACCACCTGCTTCTGTTACTTCAAAAATTCTCATCTTCTATTCAACGTCTTCAATGCTCTAGATGCTGGGTTTGTACGTTTAGTACGTTTGGCCTTACGCATCATTCTTTGTCCAAGTTTCTTGCGTGTAATACGCATCTTCATCTTGGCTTGTATATTTGGTGGAGCAAAACATTGTTGTGCTTTAGCCACAATACGTCCATGACGCTTGCCGCCAGTACAACGGAACTTACGAACGAGGGCTTTGCCTTTTCGTCCCCAAATTTGCTTCTCCGTGAGATCGTTAAAAAGTTCTAGTATCAACATACTAGTATTTAGTTTAAGACATGTTAATGAGAATAACAACGACTGTAGATAACAGTCCTGCAATAATTGTACCTGAGGTACCAATAATAACTTTAATTAAAGATGAATGTGATTTGCCTAAATCGTCATGAATATGTTGAACTTTATCTTCAACTTTACCCAAACGTTTTTCTAGGGTGATGTAACGTTGCTCACACAAATCAACGTGTGCTTCTAAATTTTGTCTCTCTAAGTCTGTGGCACGTGCCATAGTTAATATCTCCGTAAACACCCTTTCTCTAAGGGTTATTAAGTAAACTCTTTGTCGTTAGCCTTAATGTGTTATGGTATGCCTATTTTGTGCCTTCATAGTTATTTATACAACTTCAACGGTAATATTGGAATTACCTTTGTTGTTCACTATAAACATTTTTGGGTTAGGCACAGTTTCAGTTAAACTACCAGTTATAGGTACTAGTTCTAAATCTTGCTTTAATAGTCCTACAGGGTCGTTTTTATCATCGTAATAAGCATCCGCATGGTCAACGTCAAATTCGTATGTCCAAACTTTGTGTTCACCTTTGTATTTTGTTCCAAACTCGCCATTTACATTACGTGTTTCCAAATATGGGTCGGCGTTGAGATTGATTAAATTACGCAAGGCAATAACTTGTTGTAACGTTTGAAAATTGTGTTGTTGATTGAGTTTGAGATCGTCACCTTGCCCTTTGCGTCTTACGTCTGTGCGGGTGATGTCAATCAATGTTTTAATACGTATTTTCATACACATATTTACCGGTCATAAAAAAAGGGTGCCGTAAAAACGACACCCTTAATATTTGTTATAGTCTCAATTATGAAACGATAGCAATGTCTGCAATAAGTGTTGAAGCAACACCAGTTGTACCAATTCCGTAGTTAGCATCTGCTGTAAAAGCACCTGTACCTTGGATTGCAACTTGTACTGCATCAGTTGTTCCACTTGTGAACACACCGTTTTCAGTAAGTACTGAAACACCTGCAACTGTATGTGCATCATCAGTTCCAGCAGTTCCGCCTTGTGCGATGAAAATCAACGCCGCATCTAGTTCTGCTTGTGTCATGTTTGTTTTTGCTAAATTAATGATTCTAGTTCTTGGACCTACACCATTACCTGCGATTGCCGCCGCATTATTTGTTATAACTGCCATTTTATTTCTCCTTAAAGTTTTCTCTTATGGCGTCTACCACTCTCCGTGGCATCCGTACTTTTATTTATCATATACAGCCATAAAAAAAGGGCGACATAAAGCCGCCCTTTTCCATAGTATAAAACTATATATTATGTTGCGTCGAATGCGTCTAAGTCACGTGCAACAATAGTTAATGCACCAGTTGCGATTCCGTCAACTGTACCCATTGCTTGGTAACGTGTTTGCATACTTGCCGCGTCAACTGCATGGCCATCACAGATCATAAAGATCTTTCCTGCTGTGCCTGTTGATTTGTACATTAATGGTTGGAATTCTGCAACAACTTGTGCGATGAATCCATCAATACCATCTTTTGCCGCTAACGATGCACCTGCGTCTAATTCAAATCCAGCCAATTGTGCTACTGAATATTGAACTCCGTGGTCGCGACCGTCTTGGTTTACTCTTGCGATTGAAGCCATTTTATTTTCTCCTTGTTAATAAATTGCTCTTATGGCGTATGTCACTCTCCATGACATCCGTGCTAATATTTATTATGCTTTGGAAAAATAATATCTATATAGTTAACGTTTTGCTAGTTTTGCTCTATTATGTACTTGTTTTAACAAGTTTACGTATCCTGGACCTGCTTTTATAATGTCATTTACAATACGCATAACAGGAGCATATGCTTGTGCAAAACGTGGAGGAATACCTAAGCCTCTACTTGTCATGCTTAATACTTTGTATGCAAAAGGCAAGTCTTTATTAGGTACACCTAATAGTCTTAACATCTGTATATCTTTTGTGTCTGCTAGTACAGGATCACTAACACTTACTGTTGGCTCAGTGTCTCTAACTTGTGAACTTTCTAGGTCATAGTCTTTAACAAACAACACATAATAGTCAACTATGTCTGAGTTACGTCCTCTTGCTTTTAAAGCCATTTCTAATTCAGTAACTGCTTTACGCTTTTCTGTTGGAGTTAGTCTTCCGTAATTTGCAATACGTCTACGCAATCCACTGTAGCGACTGTTGGATAACCCATTGTCTATTTTTAACAAGTCGTTTGCATCTGCATAACTTGGATTGCTGTTAGTATAACTTCTTAACAATCTTTTTGCAGTTAGTGTAGGAAATGTAAAACGCTTACGCAACATCTTTGCTGATCTTGGGTCTTTTAGTTTTTCTATAATACGTTCATCGCCATCAATAATGTTTAACAAACAATGTAAGTCATTAGCACTACTTCTAAAGTTATTCCAGTTTTGCCATTTAAGTACTTGTTCACTGTATAACTTTGCAAAGCGTCTGCTTGGATAATGACGCATTACGTGTAATGCTAAAAAGTATAGTAGTACTAGATCAGAGGCATCAGTAAACGTTAATCTACTAACGCCATCTGAGTTGCGAATCATTTTGCCTTCTGTGATAAAATCTAAAAACTTAAACTCTGACATTAACCAAAGTCCTTAGGAGTAGTAAAGTTTCTGCGACTGAACTCAAGTCTATCAACAATCTTAACTGCTCCACCTGTATGATCAATTGCTACATAGCCTTCAGGTGAGCCTGCTTCATAGCCATCTGCTGTTTTATAAAAGTGTGCAATGCTTTCAATGTTGTTAAGTTTAGTAATAAAAATTTTCTTTAGGTTTGTAATCTCAGTCATAAAAATAATAATGCCTGACAAGCCTTTTCTGTTTGTGTTAATAAAGTTCATATTGTTTTGAATCTTTTGTAATCTATTTTTAACTGCTGGTTTCTCTGGATCTTGATTTTTAAGTTTTGCAATCTCACCTTCAATTCTTTCCTTGTACCAATCAATAAAGCCGTTTAAAAATTCGCCTGGATCGCCTGCTAGTTTACCTTGTCTAATATTTGTGTTAATCCAAATCTTAAAGTTTTTAATAAAATCATCATTTGATTTCATTGCTTCCCATACTGCATTTGGTACTGCTTTATAAGCCCCCATTGCATCTGCCAAATCTTTTTTCACTTGTGCTGTTTCATCTTTTGTCATTAGCACTGAACCTGAAACGTCTTTAAAGAATGCATCGTCAAACCAAACATCGTTTGAACGTTTTAAGTTACTAACATTAACATCATAGTTTGCTGTTGCATCTGCTAATGTATTGCCTTCGTAGTTTGTATGAAAGACAATACCAAACTTTGCATTTCCAATACGCTTACCAATGTCGCTGTCTACTGGTACTGCATATGTAATAAGTTGTGGTTTGAAAGTGTACATCTTTTCGCCGTCAATTTCTTCTTCACGTCTTGAACTATCGTCAAACATAAAGTCGCCTTGTAGTACGCCTGTAATTCCTAGTTTGCTAAGATAATCATATGCTAGATGTAACTTTGATACTGCACCTGACTCTCCGTATAGTCTGTCAATTTCTTCATGACTAGTTCCTAGTTTAGGACTAGCATTAAACACACCCTTTGTTCCTACAAAGAATTTTTTACTCTCAGGATCAACTCCGCATACGATTGCAGGAGCACCATCCCATTTTACACTTACTCTTAACTTTTTGTTAGTACGGCCTTTGAGCATATCTGCAAACAACATCATTTGATTGATTGCATATTCAGCCCCTTCTTTACCACGGTTGAGTGCTTCTTCCTCAACGTGTTCCATATGTGTGTTCTTACCCTCGGCTTCTTGTAGCCTTATAATGTCTTCAATTAACATCGTCTAATTCACTTTTATCACTTGCTTTGATTTTTTTGATGCCTCGCATAAATTTTGTTGCATCGCCTGACTTGATAGAGTTATAAAAACGCTTCTCTAAATCCTGGGCAATTTCACCATCAAAGTTTGTACGTATCATTTCAACTATGTTGATAGCACTCTCAATTACATGGTTTGCTCTTGACTCTACAATATTCTCTGTCTTTTTAGTTACAGCGAAATCATTAAGTTCTTCTAATAGGCTTCTAGTTTTGCGTTTCATTGTCGTAACTCCTTAACACTATTTAGTGGTGTAACACGGTAAATACCATAGGGAACGAAATTAGGAGCGATACTATGGAAATACATACAAATAAATTAACTAAACCTATTATAACATTAAATTTCAAAGAACGCAGTCTTTTATTTGCCGAACTAGCACAAATTGCATATTTGGAAAAGAAAAATGCTACAAAAATAGCAAAACAACTAGGTTTTACAACAATTGAATATTACGACTTAGACGGAGCACAGACATATCGCTTTATGAACAAGAATGATATTGTTATTGCTTGTAGAGGTACTGAACCAACAGAGTTCAATGATCTTAAAGCAGACCTACAGGCTTATCCAGTAAAATCAGAAACAATAAGTAGAGTACACAGAGGCTTCAAAGCAGAAGTAGATGAACTATGGCCTATGGTCAAAGAGGACATCACAAGAACACAGAACAAAAATAAAGAGTTATGGTTCTGTGGGCATTCACTAGGAGCGGCAATGGCTACTATTATGGCAAGTCGTTGTAAACACAACATTGACAATCTTGATCCTAACGAATTATATACATTCGGTTCCCCTAGAGTTGGCTGGCCAACTTATGTAGATAGTCTATCAGTTGTACATCATCGCTGGAAGAATAACAATGACATAGTAACTAGTGTTCCATTATGGTTAATGGGGTACAAGCATCACGGACAACAACACTACTTAAACACTTGGGGTAATGTTCGTAAGCCATCAGGATGGCAACTGTTCAAAGACAAGTTACGTGGTATGTGGCGCGGAATCAAAAAAGGTAAAATTGATAATTTCTCAGATCATAGTATGACTGAGTATGTGAAGCATCTTGCAAAACACAGAGATGGTTCAGAAACTATTCAGATTTAGTATTTTTAGATTGCATTTGATAATGATGTAATCGTTGTTGAAGTGCTTCTCTATCTATTGGATCAGAAGTTTTTGTCAATTGATGTTTTATATCAGCAATCATCCGACTGTTGTTTACAGTTTTCTTATATTTGCGTTTCATTATTAGTTAGAAGTTTTACATATGTAAAACTATTAGCCGCTTTCATTTATTGTTGGGCGGGCTTTGTTCCTACAAAATTATTTATACGAAAAGACTACTAACAGATTCTTCGTTTGTAACTCTACGTATTGCTTCACCAAATAATGTAGAAACACTTACTTGGCGTGTTTTTTTACAGTTCTTAGGACAACGATTAGGTATACTATCAGTTACAACTAATTCATCTAGTACACTCTTCTCAACCTTTTGACATGCTTCGTTTGATAAGACACCATGTGTGATGTAAGCACGAACACTTGCCGCACCTGCGTCCATAATTGCTTTGGCCGCACTACATAGTGTTCCGCCTGAGTCAACAATGTCATCAACTAGGATAGCATGTTTACCTTTTACATCTCCTATCAAGTTCATAACTTCGCTCTTGCCTGCTTCTGGTCTACGTTTGTCCACAATAGCAATATCGCCTCCAAACATATCAGCAAACTTCCTAGCACGAACAACACCGCCTGCATCTGGTGATACAAATACTGTTTCTACTTCAGCAATGTTACTACCATCTTTATAAAATTGTTTCTTAATATCTTTAGCAAATGCTACACGGCTTGTTAAATCGTCTACTGGAATATCAAAGAAGCCTTGTATCTGTCCTGCGTGTAGATCCATTGTAAGGATTCTATCTGTACCTGATGTTGTTAATAGATTAGCAACTAGTTTGGCTGTAATAGGAGTACGACTTGCACTTTTACGATCTTGTCTTGCATAACCAAAGTAAGGAATAACTGCTGTAATTCTACTTGCACTTGATCTACGTGCCGCATCAACCATTATCAATAATTCCATTAGACTGTCATTAACAGGTGTGCATGTACTTTGAATAATAAACACATCTTCGCCACGTATGTTTTCAGTAAATTCTACACTAGATTCGCCGTCTGCAAACGTTGTTATTTTGGCTGGGACTAAATCGCTAAAACAGTGTTCTGCGATTTTTTGTGCTAATTCAGGATTAGCATTTCCTGTTATGATCTTCATCTTCAAACGTTGTCCTTTCTATTACGCAAGGTGTTAAAAGTATTATTATATATGTATTATATGTTCATACTTATCTAAAGTCAAGAAAAAAGGCAGTGTCGTTGCACACTACCTTTTCCAATATTAAAGTCCGTTAGGAACAATAACATAGTGTATCATTAACACTACTCCTACTGATGCACCTAAGCCTATCATCATCTTGAAGAAGTCTTTGGTTACCA